CTACTCACAACAGAATCAGATGCACTGGTTCCCAGAGGATGTACCTCTGCACAATGACGTTAAAGATTGGCAGACAATGACTGATGAAGAGAAGAACCTACTGACTCAGATCTTCCGTCTGTTTACACAGTCTGATGTAGACGTAGGTGCTGGATACGTTGACAGGTACATGCGTATCTTCAAGAAACCTGAAGCACGTATGATGATGTCTAGCTTTGCTAACATGGAGTCCATACACCAACATGCCTACAGTCTACTACTGGACACCGTAGGGATGCCGGAGGTGGAGTATAAGGCGTTCTCAGAGTATGAGGCTATGGCTGACAAGCACGAGTACATCAACGCTGTGAAGGTCACTAAAGGAGACAAGAAGAGCATCGCTAAAGCACTGGCTATCTACTCAGGTTTTACTGAAGGGTTGCAGTTGTTCTCTAGCTTCATCATCCTGCTTAACTTCCCAAGGTTTGGCAAGATGAAAGGCATGGGACAGATCATTACCTACAGTATACGTGATGAGTCCATGCACGTAGAGGCAATGACAAAGCTATTCAGGGAGTTTATGCAGGAGAACATTGACTTGTGGACTGATGACTTCAAGGCTGAGATCTATCAGGCATGTCGTGAGATGGTTGACCTAGAGGATAGGTTCTTGGACTTGGTGTTTGAGCAGGGTGATATTCCAGGATTAACCAAGAAGGAGATGCAACAGTACATCAGGTACATTGCTGACCGTAGACTGCTACAGTTGGGGCTCAAGACTAACTACAATGTCAAAGAGAACCCACTGAACTGGCTGGATGATGTACTGGGTGTAGAGCATCAGAACTTCTTTGAAGGCCGTGCAACTACCTACATGAAGGCTGGCTTACGTGGTGACGTAGGCAAGGTTAAGTTTGCTAATGTAGCTTAAGAAGACTTGGGGGCGCAATGCCCCCTTTTTCTTAAAGTCCAGTGAGTACCTTGCTCTTAGCTTCTTCTTCATCAATTCGTTCTTGTCTTTTCTCCATGCCTCCACCAAGGAATGTGTAGTATAGTTTACCTATCACACCTACATTCTTTAACGCTCTCTCAACCTCATCGTTATCCAGAGATTTTGTTTTTGCAACCTCTACTAATGCTGTACCAACATCATCTATTACGTTTAGAGCAGGAGGAGTAAATGTTGCAGAGAGAGCCTCTCCAAACTTACCTTCACTTATGTATCTATCAACAAGATAGCGGTTTAGGAAAGTTGTAGCCATTAAAGTATTGATAAAGTTATCTGTATAGTTGCTCGGCGTAAGTGCTCTTGAGTCCCCACCTGATAAGTAATAGTCTCTTACTGTACCTACCGCAGCGTTGCCTACACCCACAGTTCCTACATATCTAGCAAGATCACGCAGTCCTTCTAATCTTGTCTCTTTATCTTTTGACTGCATCTTAGCTACGCTCCTGTTTCTCACAAGATCTAGCTGTTTAATCATATAACTTTTTAAGCTATAGAATATACGGCCATTAGGATTCTTCAAGTATGCTTCAGGCATCTCTGTTAAAGTTACAGGCTGAACATCCGTTAAGTCATTCCAAACTAGAGTCTTAACTCTATCTGTTATCTTTCCGCTTTGAAGCTCCTGTGTAAGTTTGCTTATGTCTCCTCCAAACACATCGCCCCACTGCTTCTCAAGTTTACGCCTTCCTTCTGGAGTAGCCGACATCTGCCGGTATTTACGCAAAGAAGAATTAATAAGAGCGTTTTTACCTACCTTGTCTATAAACTTAAAACCTGAAAGTCTAAGAGTAGTATCCATAGCTTTACTAAAGCCGCCACCACTGTTCATCTCAGCAGCTACGTTATCAATAACACCTAACTCTTCAGCAGTCAGTTGTTTTTTACCCATCAAAGAAGCAAACGTGTTCTTAAATCCGTTTAAGTAAACCGCACTACCTACGTCTCCTAACTGAACTAAAGCAGAGTCTAACTGAGCCAGTAAAGCTATGTACTGTAAGTCTCTACCTTTAGCAATAGTATCATTCATCTTTAGGTCTTCGCCTTCAAACCTAGCGTTAATTAGGTCTGTAAGCTCGTCTACCTGCTTCTGTGGCAAGTCTTCTGTTAGCTCACGTATCAGTGATCCAGCAGAGTTACGATAGTCTAAATCTTCACTGCCTTCTTTCTTAACACCATTCTTGCCAAAGAACTTACGCTTCTCAATCTCACGTATGGACTTGTTAAGGTACATCTGCAAGGACTCAGGAGCAGAGTGGTAGAATCTTTGCAAGTTCTCCTCTAGGTATGGTATCTTACGTGAGCTAGTTAAACGCTTCAGTCCTTTAGGTGTAGGTCTGTAACCCATAAGGACTTTGTTTATGATGTCATCTTTCTGTGCAAGAGTAAGTTCATATTGGTCATTTTCTTTTGCTTTAGCTAAACGTGCGCGTTCAGATTCCAGTGCTTGACTGATGTAGCTCTTGGTCTTAGAGCCTATAGCCATCATCAATCCTTCACGATCTTTTACAGACCGTGGGAAGAAGTCATCAAGATACTTAACGTCTATACCCGCTTCTTCTAGTTCTTTGAATAAGCCGTCCAGAGTTGAACGTATCTTAGGTAAAGTCTCAACTACTTCAGGGAAGTGCTCAGTAGCAATCTGCTCTGCCCTAGCGAAGTTGTTGTTCATTAAGGCATTCTCAAGACTAGCCCAGTTAGGATTACCTTCTTTAACTTTTTTCATACCTACGTTAAAGAAGTCTTGGAACTCTCTGCTTGCGTCGCCAATGCGCTGTAGTGTCTTACGGTCTACCTCTCTGAGAGAAACCATTAAAGGTTTACTGAGCTTACCTATCCTAGAAGATATTGGTGCCAGTATTGGGTCTACTTTCTGAGCCAGCCAAGACTTAGTGTATATAGGATTTTCAAGCTGCCTTACAATCTCAAACGCTTCTTCTTTAGTAGGTACTACAAACGGCCTATCAGCATCAGCCAAAGTCCTAGTTACTTTAGCGGTGTCATATCCAAGATTAGCTTGTACTAGAGGAAGTACCTTATCCTCTGGTATTCCTTTGGACACTAGCCTAGCTGCTTCTTCTTCCATAGCAGTCAAAGTGTTATTAGCTGCATCAGCAGACTTTTGACCCGGAGTACGTCTATCTGCCATGTTTATGATAGAGCGTCCTGCGTTTGCTAGTTTTTCTTTACTGGTTGCTATAGCAGAAGGAGCTTCTTTAAGCACCTGTCCTGCTCTTGTAACAGCCACAGGTAGCGTAGCGCCTAGCACAGTATATCCAACCAGATTAGCTGCATCAAACTCATTCTGAGCAGCCTGTGAAGCAAGTCCTGAAGCAAGGCCTACGCCTCCTCCAATAGCCAGCATAGCCTTGGTGCTCTGACCTACAGGCAAGAGTACACTAGGATCTAATAGTCCTTTGGTCAATGTTCCAGCAACATTAGCACCAGTGCTTCTACCCCAGACTTCTTGCTTGGTTAAGGTGTCAGCATGTTCTGCTGCTACATTAGCTGCCTTGTTCTCACGAAGGCGCTGTAGTCTTTCATCGTAACTAAGACTTTGAAACTCATCGCCTAGCCCCATCTGTAAAGTAGGCAGTAGGCTACCTTCTTCAAAGCTATAGGTTACTGAAGACTGTGGGAATGCAGCGGTAAGGACTGTGTTAAAGTCCTCCATCAAGCTACTGCCTTGGTCAAAAGCTAAATGAGCTTCCTCCATAAACGTAGGTTCTTCTACAGTTTCCTTGAGGATCTCACGCTGCGCCTCTAGCTGCTCTTGCTGTACCTGTTGTTCTCTTTCTTGTTGAAGTTTAAGCATGTCACCCACGAAGAACTCTTCATCGTTAGGTGTGTACACAGGGAAATCATCAGATGCTGTAGGGTCATAGCCAAAGTCTTGGACAGTGGCGTGCCCACCTTTGATAGCAAACTTCATGATCTCAACATCAGAAGTTCCTTCAGGTACATTAACTAACTCTACTCCATTAGGCAGAGTTACATCTAAAAGCTGAACAGACATCTAGCCTCCAAAGTCTACTTTTTTATTAGTGCTAGTGCCTTGTGCAGCAGGTGCTGAAGGAGAAGAGGGTCTCTCTATAAACTCACTAAGATCAGGGACAACAAAGCTAGATCCTGCAAAATCATACAAGCCTTCTTCCGCAGACATATATTTAGAACTCATCACATCCTTAAACGCTGTTATCATTTCTTGCTGAACAGATGTTTTATTAAGTTTAGCTCTTTCTTCAGCTACACGCATTACTGTTACATTGAAATTAAACTGTGCAGCAGGAGGAAGCTCTGTCCAGTTTTCTTTCATTACGTCAGATAGTAAATCTTCTGTTTCTAAAATAGTTTCAAGCGTCTTTCCTGTAGATGGCTTTATTGAAGGGACAGTAGTTTCTCCCTTGATAATAGGAAACACAGGATTCTCTGCACTTACAGGCACCCATTCTCCTCTCTCAAGAGTAGAGTACACTCCATTAATAGTGGATGTTATTTTGGCTGACCCGTCCGGCCCCACAACAGAACCGACTTCTGGCTTGGTAGATTTAATACCCGCAGCTAAGAAAGAACCTACTTGTTTCCTATCTAAAAACCCATTCTCTACCAAAGGTCTCAGTGTTTCTATCTGCTCTGTAGATTTCAATGAATCTAAATAATCTAAAGCAGTTTGCTTTTGTTTACCTTTCTCTGCTCTGCCTAATAAAAAACTAAGTGTTCCTTGAGACATGGGTTTGGAATCTTTGCCGTACAGACTAGAAAACATATCTTGATTTTCGTATCCTAAAGAGCTTACCAGACTACGTTGCTGTTCTATATTATTTTCGTCAATAGATTTAGCTCTACGCTGAGAAGCTAGATAACTAGCTCCTTCTTGGGGACTATATGTTCCGTCTCTAACATAGGCAGCTTCTTGAGCTTCTCCCATGTTTTCTAAAGCAGTAGCTACGCTTTCTATTCTGCTAATTCTACGCTGTTCTGTAGCTGCTGTCCTAGCATCGTTAGCCATCTGTCTACGCAACTGTACTGCTTGCTGTCCTAGTGCATTTCTCTTGTCTGGGTCTAGCTCAAACTTGAGTCTAGTTTCAATAGCTTCTAGTTGACCAGCAGGAGTAGTCCTATCTATGCCTGCTGTAGCAGCCAGTATCTTTTCTTCAGGAGTTCTTACGTCTATGCCTAGCGCACCGCCAAGCTGTCTAACAGCGCCTTGAGCAAATGGACTCATAGGTTGACCAGTGCCTGTCAGCAATCCTGAAGTACCTTGAGTAGGTGATACCTTGTAGCGGTCAAACGCGCCTATTCTATCTAAAAGTCCCATAAGTATTCCTTAGTTAAAATTGGCCAATAGCATTAATAACATTAGCTATATCACTAATCATCCCAGAACTACCCCCTGATCCTCCACCACTAGCCGCTGCTGCTGCCTGAGTAGCTTGAGCGCCTAAGATACTAGAGTATATATCACGTAGGTTCTGACTACGTACAGTTTCTGCCTGTAGTAAATCTTCTAGGCCACTAATGTTTGCTTCAGCCATAGTCTTAGCACCTAACTGCTGTCCTGTACGTGCTATATCAGCAATACTAATAGCAGGAGTCAATGAAGACAGTAGCTGTTGCTCTGGCTGGAACTGTGCAGCTTGTGAAGCAACAATGTTTTGTAGCTGTGCGGCCTGTAGTGCTTGAGGTAATCCTGCTGCTCTACCACCAAGACTAAACATGCTCTCAGCAAGTCCTGCTTGTTGCAGTTGTTCTGCTTGTGCTTGCTGTATTGCACTCAGAGATGCTCTAGCCTTAGCTTCTTCCTGGGCTTGTGCCAATGCTAGTTGCTCAGGAGAACCACCAAACATAGCTGTACGTAGACCTGTGCGTCCTTGAGAAGCTAAACGCTCTTCTAGTGCAAGCTGTTGACGTTGCTCTTCAGGTCGTTGAGTGGCTCTAATGCGCTCATAGACATCAGCTTCTCTAGCACCCATAGGAGCCATAGCGCCCGTTAGGAAGCCTCCAACGCCCCCTAGAGCCTGTTGCTGGATACCTGATACATCTGGTGCTACTGCACTCATATCCCCCAGTAAGCCGCCTGTGATGGCTTGTAGCTGCTGTTGTTGTGCAGCTTGTGAAGGAGCTAACGTAGTAGCAAACCCTCCTTCAGGTGTGGTAGTAACGCCACCAAACCCTGTGGATACTGTAAATGGCTTAAAAGCACTAGCTGCTTGAGCTTCTTGGCCTATCCTAGCCTGCTCTGCTGCTGACTCTTGTGCAATGTCAGTGATCTTGTTAAGCTCATCAATCTTTAGACCAGCACCAATTAACTGACCACCTTGACCACCTAAGAATCCACCTAGAGCAGTGCCAAGGTTGCCTAGGTTATTGAAGAATCCCCCAGTGCCTCCAGTGCCTCCCATAGTCCCACTTAGATCACCAAGTAATTGATCCCCTAAGATTGCTTTCAACTGACTATCAGTTAAAGTACCGTTACTCATTTATATTCTCTCTATGTCAATACTGTTGTTATCACGGAGGCTGCACCTGTTACCACAACAGTAACAACAAGCCAAGCCAGACGCTCCCACTTCATTGCATGAGCAGCAGCTAGTTCTTTAAGCTGCCGGAGTTCAGCAGTTGCTTCACCCCAGCGTTCACCACATTCTTTCTCGTGTTGAGCTATCTTCTCTAGTGCTTCTAAAGCTAATTCAAGTGTTTGCGTCTGCTCCTGCTTCATTAGTCTTTAGCCTTACCTACGTTTAGTGCAATAGTGTTTAAGACGTTGTATACCTTAACTGCCCAAGGCTTGTCCTGTGGTGCTGATGTTACAGCAGTTACAAGAGATGCTATAGCCACAGCAGCAGTTACTACGTTAAAAATGTCAATTATGTTTTCCATCGTTATGATCCTAAAGTTGGTTTAGTGTCTGGAAAGTCTGAGGTGCTAGGCCAATCCCGTAGTGCCTGACGGTAAGTCAGATACGCTGCTCTCTGTGGGTGGTCAGTCAAAGGTGCAATGTAATCTGTATCCTCAAGCTCCTGATTCCTCCACAGCCTTGCAGCATCTTCTGCTGGCACAGGACTTTGGGCAGGAATAGCCTCTTCGTATCTACCAGCGTAGTTTGCCTCAACAAACTCTAGGTCAGCTACAATGCGGTTAATCTCTTCGTTGCTTTCATTTTTTATAATGTAAATAGCCATTGTAGCCTCCGTTAAACAAACATGATGATGCAAAGGCCACTACCACCGGCGGCCCATTCACGGCCTGTTGCAGATGTGCAAGTATGAAAGGGGCCGCTAAAAGCACCTGAACCGCCGCCACCATTTCCTCCGGGGCCAGCGCCTATTCTGGCGGTGCTAGTTGAGTCTACACCGCTTACCCAACTTACCGCACCTCCACCCCCAAAGCCCCCGCCTTGAGCAGCGTGATAATACTCATTAGTGTAAGAAGAATCACGCCATCCTGAAGCAGCGCCACTACCGCCGCCATAACCTCCACTACCGGAGTAAGTGCCAGTGTTATAAGTATGATAGGAATAGCCTCCCGTACCATGAGCATCAATTATATTGATTGTAGACGAACTAGTAGGCCCGCCAGCGGTTGAGCCGGTCATTTTGTTCGCATTATTGTCGGTTGTACTTGATACGCCAGCGATGACTGCACTTCCCCCCGGACTAAGGTAGGAATAAGCACCAGTGCTAGTAACGCCAAGGACATCACCACCATTACCTCCAACACCTGCGCCGCCAGTAGCAATAATTTTATCTTGACCGCCAACAGCGCCTGTCATAGTCACGCTGCCGCCATTAAAGGCTGTGCCATAGAGAGCAACAGCGCCTCCTCCTGTTGTTATAGCATTATACTGACATCCGGCTACTCTTGAGATAGTACCCCCAGTGCCACCTGTGTAATTAAAGTCACCACCACTAGCTGTACCGCCTGCTCCTCCAGCAGTAGAAACAGCACTAGAAGTGCCTGCGCTAAACTGTCCGCCACCGCCACCGTTAGCAACCATATTTACAGATGCCGCTGCGGAAGCAGTAACAAAACTAGTGTTGCCTCCATTGTTTCCTACTCTTGAGGAGTTAATGTCATTTGGTGCCAACGTAGTAGCGCCTCCAGCGCCAATAGTGACAGTGAAAGTTTCTCCTGCTGTTACAGCAAAAGTTTTTTCACTATAGCCGCCACCGCCACCGCCTGTAGCATCCCCAGTGTTCTGATCTATGCTCGCGCTTTGATTAGCAAGGAACGCACCTTGACCGCCACCACCAGTAATGATGACTTTGACCCTTCCTGTAATTGGAGAAGTAAAAGTCTTTGATGTTCCTATAACAAACTGTGTTGTGGGTATTGGTGGTTTTGAGCCTAAAATAACTGCCATCTGATTTCTCCTCTAAATCTCTAAGAATCCAATTGTAGCGTCTACAAATACAAGCTGAGTGCTGCTACCGCTTAATAAAGTTCCGTCTGCTGCCGTTGAGTTTATCTTCTGTGAGTTACGCCCAATGGTTACAGTGCCACCACCTGTAGCTTTAATAATTACTGTGTTTCCAGCACTTGCAGAAGCGGGTAAAGTTATTGTAGTTGCACTTGAGCTATTGACAATAATCTGATCCCCAGCCACAGCAGTATATGCGCTGGTTTTGACAAGCCAATCGTTATATGCCCCGCCACCAGCGTCAGCAAAAGATAAAGTTCCAGAACCGTTAGTTGTTAAAACTTGACCTGAACTTCCATCAGCCGTCGGCATTTTAATGCCATTTAAGTTAGTAGAGGCTGCGTTGTAGGCATAGTTGCCCATGTAAGCGTGGCTTGAACACTGGTAGTAAAGTACGCTGGGCGTTTCTTTGTCTACTGCTATCTGTGTGTAAGCTCCTGCACTTCCCGGAGTCCCGTTGGTTGTTACGCCCGTGGTGTACGCTGTCGTTTTAGCGGCATCCATGTAAAACAACAAAGGATGACCACTGTTTGACCCGTCTGCTTGATCAAAGCGGTAAACGTATTCACTGTTAGCTGTGACGCTGTCTGCACCGTGTAGGCTAATAGCAGGAGACTCAATACCATTTAGAAAATAACCTGAGCTACTTCCGTCTCCATTATATGGATGCGCTGAAGTTTTAGACGCTACTGTAACTGTAAATACTACAGGGCTAGAAGAACTGCCGTAAACTCCTGCTGAACTATTAGCTGTTAAAATACCTACGGCTGTAATGTCTTTACTTTGAGCATCTAAGTCACCCCCAAGTTGAGGTGAAGTGTCTTCTACAACATTTGATATAGCACTTGATGTTGCAAGTCCTGCTACAACTGTACTTCTGGTAATTTTCTTTAGACCGCCACCTGATGTATCTACTGCTAAGAATACATCATCACCAGCTACTGTACTTATTTCTGATAAGGAACCTACAGCTACTGAATTAAAGTTTGAACCATCTGCTATAAGTAAATTACCAGAGGTATTTGTACCCATAGTAATGTCATCGCCAGATACTGTAAGGTCGCCAGTTACTACTAGCTCCCCTGCAATAGTTATGTTGTTGGCAAGTTTATCTCCTGTTACTGCATCGTCAGCAATAGAAGCAGTCACTACGGCATTTGCTGCTAACTGATCTGCTCCTACAGCGTCATCAGCAATCTTAGCCTGTGTTACATTGTCATCTACAATAGAGGCTGTAACTACAGCACTGGCGGCTAATTTAGCAGCCGTTACTGCATCATCAGCAAGTTTAGCCGTAGTAACAGTGCCATCAGTAATAACCCCGCTGTCCGCCTTAGTTGCTACTGCGGTTGCAATGTTATTGAACTCTGTGTCAATCTCTGTGCCTTTAACAATCTTAGCAGCATCGCCTGAAGGCAGGCTATCCTTTGCTGCAAAGTTTACTGTCTTTGTATAGTTACTCATTAAATTAATCTACCTAAAAGTGCTTCAGTGTTTAACTCTTGTATTGACAAAGAGCCTCCATCAATTGTTGCTTCAATACCTATTGTAGCTACTTTACCTGAGCCTGTAGCTTTTACTCTAGCAATATCAATTACATTAGTTACGCCGTATTGAGAAGTAGCTACATTGTATTCAGAAATACCGTACTCAGCTTGTTCACTTTTGGCTATAGTAAATGACTGTGTGCTATAATCTTCTCTGTAGTCATAAGCCCAGTTGCCAACTACTTGACTCTCTGAACCACCTATGACCGTGAAAGATATTTCCTTTAGCATTTTAATCTTTGAAGGATCACCAAAAGACATAGGGTTTGTAAAATACTTTATTGTGTATGTAGCGGTATCATCAAGAAATCCATCGTATTGATTAATGCCTTTAGAACTACCCAAGTAAAGTAAGCCTTCAGTAGTTCTAGTACCACAAAGTAAAGATACGTCTTTCCATGTAGTGGCTCTATAGCTACCGTCCTCTAGTGTACCTCTCATGTCAAACACATAGACTTCTGATGACGTAGGTAACAACAGTAAGTAAAAAGATTCTTCAGGACTATAGACAGACTTAATAATACCTGTCTCTGAAGTCACTGAGGCCATCAAGGTGTCTCTAACATTCTTGGACACATTGCCAATAGGGTTAGACTTCTCTTGTATAACTCTGCCTAAGCTACGCAAACCAGAGTCAGACAGGAAGATCAAGTCTGTACCTATAGCCTGTATACTGTCCCTAGCAATACAACCAATACCAGTAATAGTGTCTGATAGAGTCATGCTGGAAGGAGACGAAGCACCACTGTATATTAGGATACTACGCTTACCAAAGATAACTAAGAAGTTGTTGAACTCTTGTAGAGCTACAATCTCATCGTATCCTGTAGGCCATACAGTAGTTATATCCAGTGAGCCTGCTGATCCACCATGCCAATCATCACCGTCCAGTAAGTCAGACCAGTAGACTGTGTAGGAATTGTTTGCTACATCTGCTGCCCAAAGTCTACCAAAGGAAGCTAACACTTCATTTGCTGCTGGTGCAGCGTGTGCGCCGTTAACAACTGCTGTAAGAGTAGTGCTGCCTGCAACGCTCATAAGTGCTGCATGTCCACTCTGGAAGAAGTAAACGTCATTGTTAAAGCTGACAATCTTCCAGTTGTTTGCTGTAATAGAGTAACCACCAGGAAGCGTTACTTCAGACAGCGTAGATGTCCCTGTAAATATCTTGTTGTTACCAGCAGAGAATACAGTTTTAGTTCCGTCTCTAGCACAGAACTCAAACACTGCTTCAATACCACTACTAGACCCTAGAGGTGTAGCAGAGCTAGTAATCTTCTTTATGCCTTTACGTGCTGCAATACGACCAAATTTGTCAATAACAGCATTCTCAGCTACAGAGGCAAAGGCTGGGTCTTGAGTTACAGGAGAGTCTTGTGTGTTAAGTCCCTTGAACCCCGGAGCAGCAATATAAATGTTCTGTCTTTGTTGAGCCATTAGGGTACCGTATAGATAAATTCTTCAGGATTCTTGTAGGCATCTAAAGCAATAGCATCAGATAAGTGTCTGTCTGCAATCAGGAAGTAATCCTGTGCTGTAGTGCCGCCGGTTTCACCACGCTCTCTAGCTAACAAAGCTACAGCGTTGTGTACAATAGCGTTCTTAGGTAGAACTGTAGTGTCTGTATCACCAGACAATTCAGCTTCCCTAGCAATTAAGTCAAAACGAAGACTAAATACGCCTGATGGCTTAGGGTAAACTTTTACTTTAGTATCCCCATTAGTATTAATACCATTAAACGTATATGAGTCAGGACTGCCAGTTACTTCACCAGAAATGTAATAAGCGTTATTAAACCAGTTAGGTGACTCATAACGCATAAAAAAATTAGAAGTGTCATTAATAGCACTATATATTCTAACACGTTCTCCAGCGTTTGTCAAGGCATAATCTACAGTATCTGCTTCAGTAGTCACTACAATAGTTGTGCGTAGTGTAGACCACTGATGTGCATCTTCTACAGTACGCTTTGCATCGTTAACAAAGTCACCTACCATCTTGCTGTAAGTGTTCTGTGCTACACTAGTTACTTCATCCTCTCGTAGCCTACGTAGTACCTCGTTGACTATGTTCAAATATGTGGTACTCATCTACCGCCTGCTCCATATAAATTTTGCATAACTGCTTCTTGAAGTAAAGAGTCTTCAAACAAGCCCAGCCTATTTTGCACTTGATCTTCAGACAGTGATTGGAATGATTTAAGGTTACGTATTTGATCTGCTACTGTTTGGGCATAATTGTTTTCTGAACTATAGCTAATAGGTGTTTGAGATTCTTCTATAAAACCACTAAATAAACCTTGTAATACTGAAGGAGGTTGATAACTTCTGTTCTGCTGTAACCTTTCTACTAACTCAGGTGCTTGATATGTTTTCTTAAACTTGTAATCTTCAAAGTCTTGTGGTGTGTATGGTACAACTCCACTTCCTTGGTTTGCTAACAGCCCAGTAAGTAAGCCTATACCTAGACCAGAGCCTCTACCATCTCCATCTCCATCGCCAGAGCCATCACCATCTCCAGAGCCATCTCCAGGGCCAGTACCTGAAGGATCTCCAGTACCAGTAGGGCCTATAGGATCTCCAGTACCAGTAGGGCCTATAGGATCTCCAGTACCAGTAGGGCCTATAGTGCCTGTAGGGCCTCCAGTACCTGTAGGGCCAGTAGGGCCAGTAGGATCTCCAGTACCAGTAGGGCCTATAGTGCCTGTAGGGCCTCCAGTACCTGTAGGGCCAGTAGGGCCAGTAGGATCTCCAGTACCAGTAGGGCCTATAGTGCCTGTAGGGCCTGTAGGGCCTGTAGGGCCAGTAGGGCCAGTAGGATCTCCAGTACCAGTAGGGCCTCCAGTACCTGTAGGGCCTCCAGTACCTGTAGGGCCTCCAGTACCTCCAGTACCCCCAGTACCCCCAGTACCCCCAGTACCTGTAGTACCCCCAGTACCCCCAGTACCTGTAGTACCTGTAGTACCTCCAGTACCTCCAGTACCTGTAGTACCCTTGTCACCATCAGTACCATCAGTACCATTAGTACCATTAGTACCATTAGTACCATTAGTACCATTAGTACCATTA